GTCCAGAAAATGGGAATACCAGCAACATAAATGGTTGGATGAACAGTGATATATTTATTCTGAAAATTGTAAAGAGGGTCAGTAGGATCAGTCGTATTTGTTTGATAGACATCTACATTTGGCTGTGTATAGAAAGTCAACGTAGTTCTCAGAGAAAAGAGTCTGAGGTGCTCAGGAAAATCATACAGAATAAAAGTATTTATATATTGATTCAGATCATCAGCAGATAGTTGCTGCAACGATGGAGATCGAGTCAATCGTCTTACTTTTTGCTGTATTGCCGCCAATGTAGTATTAGCCATTATTTTTTCCTAAATACTGGGTTCAGGTCTTTCATATACATTTCTAAATGAGCCAGATAATACCGTTGCATATTCACCTATTGGAACTGCTTGTGCTGGCGTTCCAAATCTTGGTGATAGTGGATATACACCATAAGGAGGTATCACAAACGAATCAAAGTCCGACGAGTTGATCGGTATAGAAAACTGCGTCGGACTTATCACATCAATAAGAAATTTTCTTTTGTTAAGAATTGTCATGCCAAATCCTTTTGGAACAATAATACGAACATACCATAGTGATTGATATCCGTGATTGAAAGAAGTAGTTATCACGGCTGGATTACTTTTCGTGATAGAAACTATATCTCTTACAGCGGGTATCTCTAATGGATATTGTATTGCTGAATAATATGGCATGAAATTTCCTTATAATGCTGGCGAACTTACCACTTCTATTATCTTTGGTTTCTCTCTTGAAAGTCTTTCATTCTCCTTAAAATCCAACGGAATGAAATCGCATCGATGATCCTTGATCACTTCTGCCATAGATTGCTGAGATTGAAGTTGACCGTCATTGATACCCGCGTATATCGCTTGATCTGACGCCAAGCCCTTGAGTTCTTTATATTTTTTGTAATACACATTCTCTTTAAGGTGTTGCACCACCATCCGAGGAAGCGTATAAACAGCGCCATCTTTCAAACTGTATTGCTTATAATCATCTTGACGGTATTTCTTAAATCTGAAATCGAGAGTTCGTCCTTTATGTTCTAGATTCAAGAACTTTCCCGTCAATGATTCATGATCATATTCATAATCTGCATCGATTTGTCTTTGTACTTGTTCTCGGGTGATTCTTTTTGGTTTAACTTCTTTTGTCATAATTTGTTCTCCTTAAAAATGGGGGGACGGTAAATCCCCCCTAGCATACTCTAATTAAAAACCGCCGCTATAAGATTTACCAGCTACCCAGTAAATTACATCGCCGTTAGAACCAGCAGCACCTTGTGCGCCCGCGCCAAGTCCCATACCAATGCCTGCAATATTAACCTCAGAATCCCCAATAATATTAGTATTGGAGATAATTGATTGCGCCGTATTCATACCCACAGGAGTAACTTGCGGATATTGAAACGGAGGATTGGTGGTTAATGGCCATGCAAACGCATCAAATCCAGTAGAATTTACATCTACGGTAATGGTATTTGTAGAACCATTATTATCTACCGCGTCAACAGCGATAATAGTCGCTTGAACTAGGTTCAGTTGTGTCATGCCAAAAGATGCAGCGGTAACAGTTGGAATAGTGAATCTTACAACTTGGCCAACCGTAAAGTTATGGGTAACCGACAAAGTCACCAGAGTTGTAGGTCCGGTAACTACATTGGTTATAACTCTTGTCGGAGGATAGAAGTAAGGATCGTATGGTATAACTCTATAAGTACCAGGTCCAGCAGCTGCCACAATACCTTGCATATTAACAAGACTGAAATGGGTACCATCAATTACATCTATGGTAAAATCGATACTACCTAATTGCTGTGCGCCAGTGGTATTGAAGATTCTCACTGTATCACCGTCACTCAGTGCCGCAGTAGAACCCACTAATACAACTGGGGGAGCTGCATTAGAAATAGAAGTAAGAGCTTGGGAAGGACCAGGTGTGTTTACACTACTGTCAAATAAAGTAAATCCTAAACCGGCAAATACGTCACCATTGAGTACGTCAGAGTCTTCAGTCTTACTATAAGCAATACCTGTGCCTGGTGCCATACCTTTTTGCCAGTAGGATTGAACAACTCTACCTGGATCTTGTTGAGCACCCATTTGTGAATAATTATATACCCACATCCAGTCTACGCCAGATCTTAAAGCAATACTTACACTACCGCCGTTAGAAACGAATGTTCCTTGATTAGTTCCTGAAAAAACAACACTCATGAGATCTCCTTATGAATTTAGCGTTGCAAGGCCTTGAGTAATCCACAAATCATTGACCACACGAGTCACTTCAGAGAATGTCGCACCAATCGTAACATTTTGATACAAGGCATCTGAATATTCAGGACCACGATAAAGAATACGTGCAGAGAAATTGTCTTGATAAACAGCTGCATATGACTCTAAACCACAAATGAATATCGAATAGACATTATTACCTAAAGCAGATGCATTAGGACGAATGAGGCCTTGCGAAGATACGAAAAAGCGAACGTTATTTACCGCGCCCCATTCTGCACCAACTTTTGCTGCAGCCTGATTTGGATAATTCCATTTTGCATTGAAGCCAGCCAACGCATTCAAATCCTTAGTGAGATCGGAATGACACATTCCTATGTACGCATCTCTCACAGGAGATGTGCCGAAACGGAACTCACCAATTTCTCTGTCAAGAATCATCCAGGCGTCATTTGAAAGAAGGCCTGTGGTGATTTCATCAATATCCGATAAAGCAATATTCGTTGGCCGGTCCCCATTATTTCCGCCCGTAAAAGTATAGGTCGTTGCACTTGCAGCTAACGCATCTCGTGACAGCTGATCTTCCGTCATTCTCATGGAAAGACCAAGAAGTTCTGATACTTCCATCAAGACCATGTCCTGGTTTTGTAGGAAAACGCGTTGGTTTATTGCGGTAAACTGCCCATAAATTGAAACAGTTGCGTCAATATCGACACGATTGAGAGGGGTAGAAGAAATTGGTACACCATTAGGATCTAATGGCACCGGAAATGTAGGTAATCTATCATATCTACTCATTCTAAGAGTAGAACCATTTTTCGCGGGTAAGTGTTTTTCCATAGCGCCGAGTTTATGAACTAATCGGGGCGTACGAACGGCTAAAAGAACATCGTCAGCCGTCTGTAACACTTCTGGTGGTAGATTATTAGAGCTATTTACCATAGCAATCTCCAGAATATATGATTAATGTTATTTAGACTGGCTGGCGAGGCCTATACGCCTGGAGTTGGTGAAGCTCCTCACACCCGTGACTGAGCGGCCGTCACAGATACGCTCGGCGTTAGTATAGAACAGAAAAAGAGACAATTACAAGGAAGGGTTACTTGGTTTCTCCCCAACAAATACTGATTTTTGTTCTCATATAGGATATTGATTTGCATCTCGAATATATTTGTATTCGTAGTCATCTTCTAGAGTATTGTTGGGTTTTCCATCAGCTCTTTTAAGAATTTCTTTACCTTCTTTGTCGGTTACTAAAATCCATAATACTTCGTTATCGTCAAAAAAAGCTTTGGCGATTTGGTCTCGGGGAATTAAATGTTTATTTTTGAGGTCAGCAATAAGATGTTTTTGTGATACATCGAGTTTTGAGTAGTATTCTCTATTGATTTTACAGAGAGCCACAAAAACAATAATTAAGAGAAGTGAATTTAATTCTATAGATCCTTTTCTATTGTTCATATCCTTTCCTTTCTCATAATCATTCTACACCAGCGAAAAAGAGGAAAGGAAAAACTGGTGTAGAATGAAAAGTAGGCAGTGTTTAGCGTCCTCGTTTAATCTCTTCCAAGTAATGGAGTACTTGCTTTCTTCTTTCCTCAGTCATAGTTCTTCTATCATAATCATTGAGCTTACTTAAAGGGGTCTGAGGAGTTTGGCCCGAATTACCCGGCGCAGAAGGTTTTGTTTTATTTTTAGCAATCTGTTCTTCAGCATTTCTCATACCCGAAGGAGCTATTCCATATTTATTTATCATATTATACATGGCCTTTGCTTTATGAGTAAGGTTTGGTGAAGACATAACTGCTTCTACATCTTCAGGATATAATCTTCGCAGGGTTGCTATATTTTCATCAGTAACAACTTGATCAAAATCAGGAATCTTACTCAGAGCAGCCTGAGCTCCGTATCGCTCTACTCTATCATTGAGCTCTTGAAGCCTACGATCTGATTCTGAAAGCTTGTTAGCAAGGCGTGAAGCATTTTTTTTGAAATGTTTTACTTGAAGATAGTCATCAGGATCAGCGCCAATATCGTCGTCGTGACTATCGCCATTTCCAGATACCTGTTGTGGAGCGTTTGAATGTGACGTCTTGGCCTCGAGTTCTTTGATTCTCCGTTCAGCATAAATGCGCGCCGCTTCCTCTGCTTCAAGCTTCTTCCTCATTGTTATCATGTTTTGATCGTAACTAGACTTTTGTTCTTGTACTAATTGTTGCGGTTGTTCTTGGCTAGATTCAGGTGAATTTTCTTGTATTTGATCTTCCATAGTTCTCCTTATAATTTTATTTATTGTGTATGTTGGTATGGTGTTGTTGCATACTTGTTATTTAATGTTCCTCTTGAGACTTTATATGCAATGCAGCGTCTGGCTTTTCTCCGTTTTCTTTCTTGACCCATTTTAAGAGATCTCCGTTTTCCATTAATACCACAAACTGGCACAAACGTCGTGTTTCTTTGTTCTCGTAATATCGCATCTTGTTGTTGAGTATGTGATAATATTTGAACTTATCTGGAATGGTCCAGAGATATTCTAAAGAATCTGAAGCAGAATGATACTTAAAGACGATCTGTTTATAAACGGGTGTTGGACAAGAGACTCGATAAAAATAAAAAGGTTCGAGTGAGAGAGTTTCTTTATTTACTATGGTAGCGGCAGTTATATAAAAATCTTTATGTGCAAACTTTCCCGTTCCCTTTCTTTGTCGGCAACCTTCTAAAATGGTGGGAATCAAGAGAGAAAGATCTTTCTTGCTATATTCCCTAATGTCATCTTCAAGTCCAAGTGATTGCATATCTTTGATTGAAAGTTTCTGTGTCATGTGTTCGCCTTTGCACAAAAATCAGGGATACTTTACCATAAAAATGTTTATTTTTCAGGGTAAAACAAAACCCCAAACTATCGTTATCATAGAATGGGGATATCTAAAAGCCGAAATTAGCACATCTTATCTGACTTTTTCGGTTTCATCTTACATTTATGCTTCATCTTACAGTTTTTCATACAATATTTCATTTTAAATCTCCTTACATTGCTATTTTTTTCTTTTAAACTTTGAAAGAGTTTCGGCAAGTCGCGCTCTTTTGCCTATCTTGCCTTTTTTCTCGGCAGCTTTTTTAAGCTTTGCTTTAGGAATTTTTTTACCTTTGGGCACATGTAATTCTTCATGCAAAGCTCCTGGTTTCTTAATAGCGTCTTGAATCCAATTCTTCTTTGCCATTCTTTTCCTTAAACATAATCATAGTGAGCCCTCCCTTTATGAGAGAGCCCACTATGAGATATACCCTAACTAGTTGTAGAAGTATTTATTTTCCACGCTTCGATTCTTTTTTCAGTTGGTCGATTCTCATTCTTTTGACGTAATTCTTTGGGAGTATTGAGCAACTGATAGTTTAATTTAGCCAATTTTGGAAAAGGCCTCA